AGCGGTGTTTTGCTTCCGTGCGAACTTGTTGGTGACCTTGCCGATCAGCCAGGACTCGACATCGATGTAGGCATCTTCGAGTTCTTCGGTTGTGATTTTCGGCAGGGCTTCGAGTTTGTGAGCCGCGATCTCCTTTTGGCCGACTTCCGGCGTATCGGTTTCGCTGCCCGCTGCGCCTTCGCCGACCCAGTTTGCGTCCGCCTCATCATCATCGATGAGGAAGGTGCGCGACTTGGAGCCGGTTTGCTCGATGCTCGCGATTTGGCGAACAGGCGAAGTTTCAAAGACGCGGTTAACAATGGTGTCCGAAAACTCCGGGCGAATGAGATAGCCGCCATCGGTGTTGACATCCGTTGACATGGCGCGAACCTCGATTTCGAGGCGGTCACGGTGATGCGATCCATCAAGATCGACACCTTTGCGCATGAAATCATTGAGTTTTGCCTTGCTTTCGTCGTCGTCGTCACCGCCGCCGGGACGATCCAGTTGCGCTTGCATTTTTGCCTGCGCGTCCTGAATTTCCTGCATCTGAACAAGAATGCCTTTTTCATCATCCTTGCCGTTCAGCATGGCGTCCCATTTCGCCTCGGTGATCGGGTCTTTGGGCTGGTTTTCTTTGAGCGCATCAACTTCGCTGCGCAACTCGACCAGCGCCGGGTTGATCTTCTCGACCAGCCCTTTGATTTCTGCAAGATCAGACATGGAGTCCTCCTATTTTCTGCAGAGTTTCGTTCAAAAGCTGTTTGAGATCGTCAGCCTCTCGCTGATCATCCTCCGGTCCCAGAACCCCGGCGTCCCGCAGGTGGTCCTGATACCCTTTCCAACCGGAGGCGACGATGATCTTCGCCGCCGTCCTGTCGAATCCCAGTTCACGGCAGACACGTTCGAAATCGCGCTCCGTCATTTCTCCGGCCTTGACGCTGGTGACCAACGCCTTGTCATTTGCCGGCATGGTAACAACCGAAACCTCGAACAGATCGACCTGTTTCAGATATCGGGTGTCGCCGTTGTATTCGAAATCGCGGGTGCGATAGCCGATGGACAGGCCGTCAAGCGCCCCGTCCTTGATCAGTTCATAGGCATCGTTGCCGCGTGTGGTTTTGGTGGTGATCTGCCCTTTGAGAAGCAGACCCTTGTCATCTTCCTTCGCCTCGGTCCAACGCCCGATAGGTTCCCAGGCGTCGTGCTGCCAAAGCATCTTCGGCATCCGGGCGCCAAGGCTTTCCTTGAAAGCACCGGGTTCGATCACATCGCCGTAACTATCCTCGTTTCCGAAGATCGAACCGTATCCGGTGATTTGTCCTGCGTCACCCTCGGCTTTCAGGCTTAGGGCCAGTTGCTTGGTTTCCATGTTCTGCCTCATTCCTTTTGCCGCTCGTAAATCTCGACGCAGCGGCACATGATTGAGTTTCCGGGGCTTGCGTTCGGATCGCCGGGAAACATGATCGGCTCCTTTGTCCCGAACTTGGTCGGCACCATGTAGGGTTCATTCAGTGGCAACGTGACGCCGTCCATGGCGCGGTGACTGAATTCATCGACGACACCATCACCCTCGCCAAAATCCCGTGTTCTGCTGTCCGCGACCGACACCCATTTCTTGACCAGCGGTCGGCGTGAGGTCCGGGCGACCTGTTGGGCCGCATAGGTGCCGCTGGTATGTGTTTCCGTGCGGGCGATGACGTGTGATCTCAGCCGCGACAGGTCGGGGACCGCTTCTCGCATTTGTGCCGCGATTTCATTCAGCCCCAGACCTTCCCTCTGCCCCCGTTGCACAATCCTGAACAGCTGGTCGCGCGTGGCTTGGACGATCTGGGTGACCTTGGTGGCACCAAACCGCTCGATAAAATCCTTCAGGATTTGCTCGAATAGGGTTTCCTCATCCGCCTTGGTTTCGAGCCGCGGAAAGCAGTCTTTGAAGGTGAACACCACGGCATTGCTGCCTTGGCGCGCTGCATCGGCCCAAACCTCGCTCAGAACAGCCTCAACGGCATTGCGGTAGTTGTCAGGCAGCGCGAGGACATCCTCGACGGCGTATCGGTCGATCGCGCCCATCATTCCCGTTCTCAGAACCCGCGCGATTGCCGACTCGTGGCGTTGGGCCAATTCCTCCTGCGCTTTGGGGTCAACCATAGGCGAGCGCGGCCAGCCCCGTTTTATCCTCGCCAACCGCGATCCGTGTCGGCACCGGTTTGAATTCGCCTTCCCCTTGCGGGTCATAGCCGATGAGTTCTCGGCTTTCTTCGCGGGTCAGTAACCCTTTGTCGTAGGCGGTCACGGCACGCTCGAAGGTGCGTTTCCGCACCGATTCAAGCGCCGGAACGCTGTCGAGATCGAGTTTGAACCGCAGGTTCTGGCCGTAGCGCGGCAGAAGCCAGCGATCGAGGGCGCCCAAGAATTCCTCCATCATCGGAATCACGGTGTCGGTGTAGAGACGTTCCTTGGCCTGCTCGATGTTGTTGAAAGTCGAGGCGTCGTTGTCGACCAGTGGTAGTGGCACCCCAAGAGCCGAGGCGATCAGCTGCTTTGTTTCGGTGAGAGTGTCGTGAAAATCCATGTCCTTTGGCGTGGTATCCATCGCCACCCATTCGGCATCATCGGTCAGCATCGGGATTTCGCCGGCGTTTTCCGCACCTTGAAACCTCTGTTTGAAGAACTCGGTGAGGCGATGCAGCGTTTCCCCTGCTGGTGAACCCTTGAACTTGATGAGGCCGCTCGGTCGCGCGGAGTTGCGGAGCAGTTGATAGTTCCACTTCATCCCGGCGTTGTGGGTATCGCTGGGTAGCGAAACAGCCATGAGCGGCGATTGTCCGCGCCAATAATTGCCGGGATTGTGCATCTTGGCGAACATCACATCCGATGCGCCGGTTCCCTTGTCGACCGGGAACACTGTGGTTTTTCCGTTCTGCTGGTGAATGAATGCAGCGGGCATACCGCCCGATCCCGGCTTAACATCCGTGTTGAGCGGTGGCAGCGACCACAGTTCTGCAGGTCGTGGCCCACCAACCCCGGTGATGAACTGCTCCCCGAACAGCAGCCGATCGATCAGAGACTCGGTCAGGAACTCCCGCCAGGACTGCAATGGATTGGGCTGTGCCAGCAGATCAAGCGAAGGATGGTTTTCAATCTGCTTTTCACCCGAAAACAGTTCGATTTCGATTTTCTTGGCGGCACTGGTGATTTCATTCACCGCCTTATAAATCACGGCGTTGAGTTGATAACCCTCGGTGATGTAAGCGCGTTTATTGCTGTTCCGCGCCCATGTCGCTCCCGCAGGCACCATGAGGGCGCCACCAATCGGGTTTTCCTTTACCTCCTTCGAAAATGGCCACATGCGTCGGTCCCTCACAGAACGGTGAAACCACCGCCCATATTTCTGATCATCGGCGCCAGCGCGTAACGCAGCGCATCGATGTAATGGTTGTTGGCGTCGACGATCACCGGGAGAATGTCACCGGTGAGCCGATCCACCTTGTAGCTGTAAAGCCGGAACTCACGGGCGACCTCCGGGCAATCGGGGTGGATGACCACCTCGTCGAATGACTTGATGAACTCGACGCCGTCCTGGACGGAACCCTGCCATTTCTCGACACCAGTGATGCCTGGTAGGCCGTGACGTTTCAGATAGCTTATGCTTTCCGGTCTGGCGCTGTCCGCCCTGATCGTGTGGCGCTCGATGCCGGTGATACGGTCCTTGGCGAATTGCGCGGTCTCATCAAGTTCCAGCCCGACCTTCCCGCATTCGCGCCTGATGTAGAGCGTGTTCCCGCTGACATAGGTGACCAGAAAGACCGTTGGATCTTGGGCGAACCCGAAGTCGTTGCCGAAGTATGGCCCATTCCAGCTCGGCAGCGGCTCGAATTCATCGACTCGGAATTTATTGCGGAATACCTGGGCATCCGTGATGGTGAGGAATTTGCCCTCCCACACATGTTCATAGGTGTCGGGTCGAAACTTCAGATCGTCGAGCCGTTCCTTTTCCAAGACATCCGGAAACCACGGGTTGTCGGAATAATTCATTTCCGTGACGATGCAATCGTCGGGGCGATCGATGATAAAGCGCTGATGAGTCGCGCTTTCCTCGCTTTCCGGGTTGTAGCTGACCCAGTTTTCGGATCCTTCCTCACGAATGGTGGGGATCAATTTTCGCCATCCCAGTTCGGAAACACCCTCGGCCTCATCCGTCCAGTTGCCAAGGATCATGGCCTTGGATTTGATGCTGTCGAGATTGTGCCTCAACCCCGCAAAGGCGTAGCTGATACGCCGGTCGGCGGTTCGGATGTATTTTTCACCGATATCGAAGTGATTGCGCAGCCAATCGACGGACCTGATTGCCGCCTTGACCTCTTCCATCGACGACTCTTCAAGGCTGTTCAGATGTTCCCGTGAGCAAAGGAAAACACCTTCGCGGTGCTGTTCCTTGAGTTCGTAGACCCGAAGCGCCGACATAAGCGCGAGCCCGCGCGTTTTTCCGGATCCGCGGCCACCCTTGAAAACCCTGTGTCGCGCAGGTTGTGAGAAATTCTCGACCATCTTCGGGGCGAGCTCGACCTGAACCGTGTCCGGATCTTGCTCAACAGATGTTTCACTTCCCATCAGCCTTCACAGGCTTCGCGACGAGTTCGACGCGGCGCGGTGACATGCTTCCGTCCGGTGACTGGTGACTGATCAACTGTTCCGGAGCCCCAAGCCCCCGATCTTCGGTGTCCTTGAGCAGGCGGAGAATATCGTTGTTGATCATGCTGATCGCTTCTGCATCCGCAGCCTCCTCCGCCTCTTTCAGCTTCTTTTCGAGGGCTGCAAGCATTTTGCCGCGGAGACGGGTTGCGATCGTTGCGTTCCTGATCTCGCGCTTTCGTTGCGCCGCTGATTTACCGCCGGGGTTTCCGGATTGCCCCGGTTTCCAAGAAGTCAGCCCCGACATGTCCGGGTTTTTGTTGGCCATGTTTCACTGCTTTCAGTGTTTTTGCCGCGCGCAACCGATTCACCGAGTTATTGACCATATCGCCCAACGGCGTTGACGCTGTTGCGCATCGGAGCTTTGAAGGGTGCGCGGCTGAACCCTCACAGGGAGTGGGCGGATGAATTGGAATTTTGCAATGCGTAGCACTTTGGCAGAACCGCGATCCAATCGGACGGTGGTTTGCCGCGGAGGCCGCGCGTCCAGTTTTACCCTCGCACGGATCGCCTCGCTGATTTTGGCTCTTATCAAAGGTTTGCGAATCCGGCAAGGCTTATCCCGCGAGTTTGACGTGCTGTGAGTTGATCTGAACACGTTTGGTGGCGCCAAGAAGTTCGACCTCACCCTCGACCTTGTTGCCGACGACAGCGATGAAATTAACCCGCCATCCCGCGAACGGGCCGAATAGAATTTCCAGCGGGTCGCCCTTGGAGAGCCTGCCTTCGAGCCCGGTGTGATCAAAGGCGCCAAGCCTTTCTCGCTCACGCATTGAGTTGATTTCTGCTGGGCGGAGGCAAGGAAGCGGACCGTTTTGCCCTGAAACCCAGCCGATAACGCTCTTGCACGCCCTGACGGCTCCCCAGGCTCCAGGATCAACTATGGCGAGGGTATAACCCGGAAGAAGTGGGCGATTGACCTCAACCGGTTTCCTCTTTTTTGTTGGCTTGGTCAGGGTCCGGAACGTCGGACACCAGACCTCAATACC